CACAAGAAGTCCCTAGCCTACCGCAATCGTTTGCAAATGTTGCTGGGCAGTTATCACCAAAATCTAAACGTATTTATGAGCATGACGCCATAGCTTTTGCGACATGGCTTAATGAGAACAAATGCGAATTAACACGTGAAAGTGTTATTATGTATAGACAGTACTTGAGTCAACGTTATAAGCCTACAACAGCAAAAAGGATGTGGTCGGTTGTGTGTAGAATACTTGACGAGCAAGTTATGTCAGGGAACATTGCGAATAATCCAACAGAAGGAGTAAGAGGGCTTAAAGCTAATGGCAATGCTTCAAAGCATATTTCTCTATCTAAAGAGCAAGCACATGCTTTGCTTGAAGTTATAGATGTGAGTACGAAAAAAGGCAAGAGGGATTATGCAATTATACTGCTGCTGATCAAGACTGGATTAAGAAGATTTGAGTGTGCAGCATTAAACCTAGAGGACATGAGAGAAGAGCAGGGACATCATACTCTATTCCTTAGTGAAACAAAGGGTGATAAGCTTGATACGGTCAAATTATCACCAGACGTATGGAGAGCGATTGATATCTATCTAGAGACTGTGGACAGAAATAATGTATCTCAGAAAGATCCTCTGTTTATTAGCTTCAGAAAAGGAGATCATCAGCAGAGCAAGCGCATTTCCCCAAATGATATTTATCGATCTGTCAAGGAATATGCTGAGAAAGCAGGGATCAAGCAGTTATCACCCCATGGGTTGCGTGCCACGTTTATCACGCTCTCTATTGAGGGTGGAGCGCCACTTCATAAGGTTCAGTATGCAGCTCGTCACAGCGACCCGCGAATGACCGAGCACTACCACAAACGCAAGCAAAACTTGGATAAAAGTGCTGTTGACTATATGGATTGGTAAGGAAAGGACACCCATGAACCAACCCACTGAAGACAAACGTAAAATCTGGCAAGTGAAGGAATTGGACAATTTAAATTTTGTCGAGCAAATACGCTATGTTCCTGCAATAAGTAGGAAAGAGGCAAAGGATATTTATGCACAAAAGCATAAAAAATATCCTTTTACACGCTTGGCGGCTAGTGTCGTTGGCTGGCATATGAGCGAGTGGGTAGGAGAAGCTTGATCAGATCTTGCAATTCTTGCAGCCGAGAGCCTCTCTTTGGGAAACTGAAGAGAGGCTCTGGCTGTTTCTCCTATTGAGGATGGACCTGGAGGGACTTGAACCCTCGATTACCTCCCGGTGTCTTTTCCCGTTAGACCACAGGCCCATCTTATTTTACTTCACCAGAAGCTCAAGAAAGCCTCTTGCTCAAGGTCAATGTGTGAATGACGCATAGCCCAAATATACCCCTAGAACGCACTAGGATACCCCAAGTTATAAACCCGCTCTACAGGCTGCTCTAAAAAAGTGGAGACCCACGGCACGTGTATGGCGCGTGGGCCTAAATGTGTGAAAAGGGTTCAATGAGCTATCCCTCTCCACTCAGTATATCATGGCTTCGTACAATATGCACAAATATATCAGTCATTCTTAGTGCAATATGCTATACTGTGGGTATGGAAGACCCAAGAAGAAGAGGGAACATTAGAATACACCTGCAAAGCATCATGAAAGCTCTATATGGTACTACAGACTATAAAGCAGTATCCATGAGAATAGATCGATACGATAAAGATATGCTGGTGATTGTTGTAGATCATCCAAGCTTACCAGTGATTGGTAAGGGCTTTAAATATCCAAATGTGATAATAGAGAGGAAGATAGCGGATGAATAGGGATAGAATATCTGATATGCAAACACGGTTATATCATGCACAGAATGATCGTATCTCAACAGACGCTATTGTCGGACTGCTGGTGTTCTTGGCTGGCGTTGCGGTGGGAATAATGCTTGAGAAAAGGTGGCAGAGGTGAGTAACTATCCATTGCAGCATAGCCCGCATGATGGTACGCAACAGCAAGAGTGCGACCATCGGGCCTTCTACCGGGTGACTGGAGGCGCCTATGTTGCTATCCGTTACTGCTCGAATTGTGGGAAGTCGTGGCGAATGCCGACGCAGGGTGACTATCTCTTTGGTGATCACCCGGTCGCTGAGTGGGAGCCGATCAAAGAGGGCTTGGAAGTTGAGCAGCGTGTCCTGCCGGACTATGAGGAGTAGCAATGCAGTTTTGGATAGGGATTGGTGTAGGGATAGTGGCGACAGTTGTATGCGGTGCTCTCATCTTCTACATCGAATTGAGGAGGAATCCGCCATGGTAGAGAGGATGCTATGCATTTTGTAGGCATAAAGTGTGAAACTTGCAGCAAATTAGCGAATACGAATGATGCTATAGACAATTTGCCAAGGGGATGGATAGCTCTTGTGCAGTATTGTGGATTTAAGCTCTTTAGCTCAGCTAGTAACGAAGCTCTGCACTTTTGCTCATGGAAGTGCCTGTATGTCTGGACAAGAGAGCGCGAAAGCTCTGAGGTTGTAGAGCAAGAGAGTGCTAAATGATCTATCGTCTCGCTATGGGCCCAAAAGGTGCTCAAGTCGTTACGCTTCAATCAGAGCAAGAGCAGCATGGACAGCCAAAGAATATGGTTTCACACAAGATGCGTACGAGAAGCATCACCATGCTGTAGCGGCTCTGTTCTCGCTCAAGATACGACTCGGGGCGAAATTGACGCAAGCGGAATTGTATCAAGTATCGGCTTTGCTAGAGGATGTTGCACATGGTGGACAATGAGCGATAAGATGGCAGCGTTTTGGCGGGAAGTGGCAAATTTTGGCAGGAAAATGCACGGATATGGCAGAAGAAGAAATTCTTACAGTAAAGCAATCTCAGCTTATTGAGTTGATTATAGCTGGCAAAACACAGGAAGAAGCGGCGACTACTCTTGAAGTTGGAGCAAGAACAGTAGCTCGATGGATGACACTGCCTCACGTAAAAAAAGCCTATGAAGAATTAAAAAGTGATGTATCGCTGCAAGTTCGCGAAAAGATCAAAGGGCTTTCCGATAAAGCTCTCGATGCATTAAAAGACAGTTTAGAGTGTAAGTCTAGTTTAGTAAAATTTCAGGCATCAACCTATGTTTTAGAGCGTGTAGCGCCCGCTGAGAAGCAGACACAGCAATCACAAGAAGACGAAAGAATAGATGCAAACTTGGTGCCATATATGACGAATGAAGAGCGAATAACCGTTGCCGATATCATTCAGCGTGCAAAAGAGCGAAAAGTAGAAGCAGAGGAAAAGATCACTCCCATTAGGAAACACGCATGATCATTGCTGACTCTTTATTAACCATTATAGAAGCTGAAAAGGCTAGAAGTGACTTTGCAACATTTGTAAAGGAAGCTTGGCATGAGCTAGAGCCAGACACACCGCTGCTGTGGAACTGGCATCTTGACGCGCTTTGTGTCCATCTGCAAGCTCTCTACACCCGCGAAATCACCCGTCTCATCATTGGTATAGCCCCGGGCCACGCGAAATCTACCCTCGTCTCTGTGATGTTTCCTGTCTGGTGCTGGATAAATGACCCGTATTCCAGGTGGCTTTGTGCCTCTCATAGCTTGGATTTAGCTATTCGTGATAATCGTTATCGTCGTCGCTTGATAGAGTCTGAATGGTTTCAAGAGCGATATGGGCATATCTTCAAATTTGCGCATGACCAGAGGCTCAAGTCTTACTATGAGAATGACAAAAAAGGATATCATATGGCTCTAGCTGTACGTGGTAGTGGAACAGGCAAGAGAGGAACACACCTGCTCATAGACGATCCGCACAATGCTATGGAGGGTGAAGCTGACCAAAGGGCAGTGATAGAGTGGTTTGGCAAGACTTGGATGAGTCGCATTAATGACCAGCGTACAGGCCTCATGGCACTAGTCGGCCAGCGGCTGCGTGCTAACGACCTGATTGGTCACATTCTCGAATTAGGTGGATGGGAACATCTCTGTTTGCCAGAAGAATATGAGCCTAGTCGCAAGAGTATCACGAAGATTGGCTGGCAAGATCCGCGTGCAGAGGAAGGTGAGTTACTTTGGCCTGACAGGTATCCGAAAGAGGTGCTCGATAAGCTAAAGCTAGGGCTAGGTAGTCTCGACTATGCAGCGCAAT